ATGATTTGGGTCAATTTTTACGTTGGGAGAGAGAAGGTGAATTTTTCGACAAGGATCCCGTGTGACAAATCCAACTGGAGCGAAAAGAAGACACTTGTCCTGGGTGGAGACAAAGAGGCTGCTGACAAAAATCTGATCATAGAAAACATCCATTCCCGGATAAACAGCGTCTTTGTCAAATATCGACTACGAAACCGCAAACTAACCAGGGAGAGCTTTCTTAGATCCTATAACCGGCCGGATGACTACGACACGTTTTTTGAGTTTGTTGAAGCCTACAGAAAGGGAGGAGCTGATCGCATGATTGAACTCGGCACAAAAAAGGTTCACGATGTGGTTATGAAGAAGCTTCAGCAAAGAAATCCAACCCTTCACTTTGACGACATTGATGAGGAATATCTAAATCAGGTATATGCTTGGCTTAGAAAGGATCTGCAGAACAACGAGAATACCGCATATAAAAACATGGCCACACTGAAAAAGTTTGTAAGAGCTGCTTGGAAGGCTGGTTATATGGATCAGAACCCATTCGACAATTGGTCAATCAAAAGGGGTAAAGCGAGCTACGTATATCTTACTGAAGATGAACTTGAAAGGTTGTTGAACGCCTACCGTAATGGGCACTTCGAACTCAAATACCATCGAGCCCTGGAGCTGTTTCTGTTCATGTGCTTTTCAAGCCTTCACATATCAGATGCAAGAGCGCTGAAACTGGAGCAATTCACATCAGACACATTCACTTACTTTAGGATTAAAAACAGGACTAGGAAGCCGGAGCCGGTAATGGTGCCAGTATCCAGAACCCTGCAGTCAATCATCAATAATGTCATAGGAGCGAGGAAAAAAGGTCAAATTTTCGACAACCTGCCGGCTGATCAGACGCTGAACCATTATTTGAAAGAGATTGCAAAGGAGTTGGGCATCAATAAGGAAATCACGCTCAAGTCAGGCCGGCACACCTTTGCCACCTTTTTCCTACGAAAGACAAAAGATCTGACAGCCCTGAAGGAAATACTAGGTCATTCAGATCTTCGGGAGACTCTCATCTATGCTCATGTGCTGGATGAGTCAAAGAAGGAGGGAATTGCTTGCTTCGATGTGTTGTAAAGATACAATCTGAGCCCCTGCTTTATCGTAGATTGTCATCATTCGGTTCAATTGGCTCGTCAATTTCTTCGTAGTACTCAGGCTTGTCCTCTCGAGGTTCTCCCGTTGAGAAATCTACACCCAAATGGATTTCGGTACCCATCACAAATCCGTCATGGATACGGCGGAAAACTTTCCCTTCTTGTGCTGTTATTTTCATGTAGTAGGTCTTTGTGAGATTGGGAAGATTCGGTCTGCATAGGGCACTAGATTTGTGGCCGTTTTATAGGCGCTTAGTGAAGCGTCAGGGACATAAATTATATAGTTTGAATTGGTACCTGTGTAAAACGGAGTGCTTCCAAACGTCGGTGGCGTGTTTTGCTCAAAGATGATTTCTTCGAGCACCGGACAATTATAAACGGACTGCTGCGCGATTGATGTTACATCTTTGAATATCAATACCCTTAGCGCATTAAGACTATCAAAGGCGGAAGTGATGATGGTTTTGTCTACAATGTCACTTATTACCTCAACCGAATAGTTACGCCTAAGTATCGAGCCCTCTAGGATTGATAATACTGGGTATTTTTGTGGCCTGAATTGATAGCACTCATTAAAAGCATAGGTGCCGATAGTTAAAACCGATTCTGGAATTTCCTGCTGGTCAAAGGTAAGACTGTAACAGCCATAGAACGCCCTGTATCCTATGCTAGTAAGGGCAGTTGGAAAATTTAGTTTTTTGAGATTGTAGCAACTATCAAAGGTGTAGTCCTTAATTTCTGAAAGACCTGACGGTAATTTGGCATATAGCAAGCTGTAACAAAGGTAAAACGCTCTGGTGTAATTGTATACCGCCATCATATTATCCATTGACGTCACCTTTAGGTTATAGGCCGTACTAAGAAAAGAGGGGTGTGCACTCTGTAAAACACCCGCACAATAAAAGACTTCGATTTGCCACAGACCGCTCAACGTATACGGGCTTGACTGAGCTGTGAAATTTACAATAGAAGGTGGTAAAATAAGACTTCTTAGTGCATACAAGTTACGAAATACCCCCCTGCCAAGTGATGCCTGCGTGGTATTATAAGATAGAACTATTTCCTCAAGCATCGTCTGGCTATAAAAAGCATCGGGTTCCAGCCTTGCTAGTTTTGACACTTTTACAGTCCTTAGTGCGTGTGTCAACGGTAAGCCATCTCCAGTCTCGATGAAACTTCTATCGTCACCAGGGAGTCCCAGGGCGTAAGAACCCTGATATTCCGTTCTACATTTGTAAGTGCCGAAGGCCGGAAATGTATGGTAAAACAACACTAACGAACTGGACGACCACTGAACAAACGCCTCAACACCTGGGGATGTCTCATACCCTAAATACAATCTGAAATTTTCCATTGGCGCATCTTTGTAAAAATTTATTTGCACCAATAGTCCGGTCTTTGGCGTCAAACGTAGCTCAAAATACGTATAGTCATCAACCGTATCGTACATGGCCGCAACCACAACGCCGTCTTCTGTTACATTTGTTGTTTGCCCATGCCACGCAGCAAACTCAAGATTCTCATACACTTGTGGCACAGGCAAGGTAACATCTCCTCCATGCGCAACAGGTATTTCAGCAACTATTCCGGTGTGGTCAACAATGTAGACAGTGTGTACTTCTGCGCTACCTCCGCCGCTTTCAATAGCCGCAATTTTTGCAGGAAATTGACTCAGAGGAGTTTCAAGAGGAACATCCACATCCTTAGCGATTATCGCTTGACGGATAGCTTCTTTGCTATCTAGTGCCGCCTGTAGTTTTGCTGCTGTTGTTCCCATTAGATGACCTCCCCATTTAAGTTGTCCAGGATGGTGTTGATGTCGCCAACGATTGAAGCCAGTTCAGCGCTGTCAACCAACCTGATTGCTGTGACCAGGTTGTCTTCAGCCATACTCACAAAGTAAACCTCCAAGGACCCGTGGCGCTGTAGGATTAGGGTCGGATTGTCGTGGTCGGCGATGCTGTTTTTGCCTGCCGAAACCACATTGTAGTAGATCACTTCCTCACCGGCAGGAACCCGCAGCCCCTCCGGACGGTGTTCACCTGTCACATCATCGGCAAAGACAAAATACCCATTCCTCGTAAAGAGGGTATTCCAATCCGGGTTCTGGCTGACAACCTGTGAATTTTGCAGTGCCTCAAGGTCATCGATCCTTTCTACAGCATCTTCAAAATCATCCTGTGCAGCCTTGTTGCCAATTTCCGTGTCCAAGTCTGCAATGGCATTATCTAAAGCGGTGAAGGCGTCATTGATTGCGCTGATGGCCGAAGCCAGTTCCGCACTGTCAACGAGCCTGCTAGCCGTAATAAGACTATCATCTGCCAGGGAAACAAAGTAAACATCCAGGGTCCCGTGTCGCTGGAGAATCAATGTGGGCTGATTGTGGCCGGCTTCACCATTTTTCCCCGCCGAAACCACGTTGTAGTAGATCACCTCTTGACCTGAAGGAACCGGCAGCCCATCCGGACGGTATTCACCTGTCACATCATCGGCAAAGACAAAATAGCCATTTCGGGTGAAGAGAGTATTCCAATCCGGGTTCTGGCTGACAACCTGCGAATTTTGCAGCGCCTCAAGGTCGTCGATTCTTTCAACAGCATCTTCCAGATCCTCCTGAGTTGCCCTGTTACCGATTGCGGTGGACATGTCTTCAATGACACCATCTAAAGCGGTGAAGGCGTCATTGATTGCGCTGATGGCCGTTGACAGTTCCGCATCGTCAACGAGCCTGCTAGCCGTAATAAGACTATCATCTGCCAGGGAAACAAAGTAAACATCCAGGGTCCCGTGTCGCTGGAGAATCAATGTGGGCTGATTGTGGCCGGCTTCACCATTTTTCCCCGCCGAAACCACGTTGTAGTAGATCACCTCTTGACCTGAAGGAACCGGCAACCCCTCCGGACGGTTTTCGCCAGTGACATCATCGCCTATTAGAAAAAAACCATTTCTGGAAAATAAGTCATTCCAGTTCGGATTTTGTATAACACTATGGGTGTTCCTTGCTTCCTCGATGGCCTCTTCGGTTTTCTGGAAGTTGTGATTGATAGCCGCCCTGGCTTCCTGGCCGGTGCCGGTTACACCATCCCACTTTTTGACTTCTTGTAAGTTCAGTTCAATCATAGTGTTTCAAAAAAGAGTCCAACAATCAGTGGTGATAAGCCGTCAAGAGTGACGGAAAATTCAAGTTCTTTGCAGACATAGCGCTTGCCGTTGATCAGAAAGCGCTTGCGAAAATCCAGTTTTTCCGGTGTCGCACACAAAAATGAGAAACGGCGCTGCTTTTTTGCATCAAGCAACGGTCCCTGGCTGTAGAACTGCCCGTACAGCCCGTTTAAGCCCGTTAGGCGCAATGAAGGCATCGAGGCATCAAGAACCGTCTCATCAGAGCCGGGAGCGTCAGAAAGGTAGTCAATCATCGAAATAGGATAGGGAAGAGTAACTGTGCCGATCTTATTCTTACAGTTTTTCATACCCTTGTAAAACGCCAATTGCAGGCTGTCATTTGAATAACCCTCAACGCTTATAGACTCGTCAAGAAACTCTTGTATTGATTTCGATGAGGAGTCCTGATCAATCCAGGATTCCGTGTCAATCTCCGGCACCTGGATCATGAGCCTTGGGGCGCCAGGGCCTTCATAAAATTTCATCGATGACGGTGTAATCTCCTGGCTAATCTCAGAATCTTGACTTGTTGTATTGATCAAATCTTTCAACCTGTTTGCTCTCTGTAGATAGAGGGTGTTACTTTCATTCCAGCAGCACACATAATCAGTATCAGATCCGTTGCAATGGTAGATGCGTTTTTTTAGCACTGAAGGGTTTGAGCCGTTTTGGGCGGTTGCATGTGCTAGGATTTGGGCATAAGTGCTGAGGTTGACTGTCTCGGCTACAGCAATAATAGACTGGTCAAGTTTTTGATAAGCCATGTAGGTGCTAGATGGGAGTTTGTACCTAACATTTGCCGTTTTTGGTGTAAGCAGATCATCAACCTCCGGATCCATTTCCCATTCATCCACCACTTCCTTGATTTCGATGTCATCATCTAGGTAATAATCTTTCGCCAGGAGGTAGTTGATGTTCCGATGCTGATCAGCAATAAAGACACCATCGAATAGGCTTTCCACTTTATCAAGTAAATCGACTACCGTCCAGTCTGGCAACATTTTGGCGTATTCCTTGTTGAAGGATCCGTTCAGGATAAACAAACCGTATGGTGTGGGGAAAAGATCTTCCGGAAGGGTGTAGCCAAGCTCCGTGAAAAGCGTTTCAAGAATGTAGGATAGGTAGGGTTGAATCAACCAAGGTCCTTTTCCTTCAGTGCCACCATAATACCAGAAAGGCTTCAGCACCGGTGATCCGCTTGTGGAATCATACAACCAGGGATTGAAAAGGGTGTTGTCTCGTTTTGAAAACACCGGTGCATAGACGCCTGGCGACATATTTTGCTCGTTGTCAATTGAGTAGCGAACAATGTTTTCGGTGACGGCTGCCGGTGCAGTGCCAAGATTCATGCTCCAGACCTTGACCGGATTACCCTGTACATCCTTGAGCCTGTAGTTAAGTTCTGAATTGGCAGACAGAATCTGGATAGTGATTGTCGTATCCGTAACCTTGACGACCGTCTCGACACCCTTGAGCAACGTTCTGTTGTCACTGATAAGCGTTGCGGACAGGCCAGACGGAAGGTCTCCCTGGCGGTTCTTGCGGTTGGCATGGTTGAAGATTCTGGCATTGACAGGGTGTAAGAGCGACAACTCAACATCAAGTGTGTAGTCTCCGTTTGATGTAAAGAAGGGGTTTTCCCGCTTGACCTTTGCAGAAAAGCCAGCCGGCAAAACAACACGTTGTCCGTCTACAAATAGCTCTGTCACAATTCAAAATCTTTAAGATCAAAACTAATGCTTAAACCATTGAAGCCGCCAAAAGCTTGATATTCCCACTCCGTCCTGAAGGCTTTGGCCAGCGTCTCGTCACCACCACAACCATCACCATTCAGACCTTGTGTGAGGATGTATTCTTTGACCTTTCTCATAGTGGCTTGGATCCCGTTGTAATGCTGCCGTTCTTGTGCATCTGAATGCTTCCCGGGCTCAACCTTTTCAAAAAGGAAGGCCACCACATGATTCATCTCAGCATAGCTGTCAGGCGTTTGTATCTCTGAATCTGAATCAGGCATTTTAACAGCCAGAATGACCCCTGAGAGGTCCTTTAGCTTCTTGATCATATGTTGCTCAGTAGGAGAGAGGATAACCTTGTCGATCTTCTCAACAACGTCCTTATTGACCTCAGCCTGGAGTTCAAGAAGCAATTCATAAAAACGTGTTGAGGAGATCATCTTGCCTTGATTTTATCGTTGGTTATCTTGTCATGAAGCAGCTTCAGCAAGACGCTGAATAACTCTGTTTCATCAGTCTGGCTTGTGTTACCAAAGGTACCAGCATCCGCCAGGCTGAAAAGGACAGACAACATCCCGATGGAGTCATATGCCTTTGCGTCCGGGTCGGATTCCTGCCTGCCAAAAACATCAGAGAAACAAACCTCAGCCCCTTCAATGATGAATAATCCACCCTCAACGATGTATCGACAGAAATATCCAAACCAAAGGTATACACCCCATTTTAAATGATCGGGCAAGTTGCTAGCCCTTTCAGAGTAACGATTTATACGATGACGACTGAAGGGTTCTCTTTGATGTAAGTCTGTTGTTTTATTCTCAGGCCTGTATAAGACGCCCACAAGAGCATCAAGATCCTTTGTCTGATGTTCGATAGTGAATCGATTGTAAAAGTCAACAGCCACCCTATATTCGCCAAATAATAGGTCTGATCCGTGAGATTGTGGTCCAAGAAGGCCATTGATTGAAGGCAGGAGGTTGACGGTAGACGTGTAGTTGAGAAAAATCAGCCCGTTATCATCTTGACCAATCATCCACTCAAGGCTCTCGGCCACCTGGCTAACCAACAGGTTGTACCGTTGAGTCTGCCCCGGATGGATAAACTTCTTTCTCCCCAGGAAGCAGTCAGCTAGATCCAGGAGAAAATCATCCTTCGTGATTGAAGAATCAGTCATCAAACGGAAATACAACCTCAACAGGTTCTTCCATTGACGCGGGGTCACTTCCTCCCAGCAATCGGGAACTTCGATAAATCGTTTCATCTTACTCTGTATTAATCGCCATCCAACCAATGTTCTTCATCAAGCCATACGCCATCATCTTTCCAGGTGCCGTCTTCCAGGATCCAAAATGGATCATAAAGCGCCTGGTTAAAGCGCTCATCGGCAAACCGGAACGCAAATTTGCTTGAACCAAGCATGCCTTTTGTCTGTGTTTCCTCAGAGTCTTCACTAGTAATCACAATCTCCCTAAAAGCACCCTTGAAAAACACTTCAACGTAATCTGAGGCCGTCATCTCTGCAATCAGGGCGTCATCAGTTCGGGAATACTTACGACCAATTACTACCTCAAAGCTGTCATCGCGTTTGATAGCGTAGCGCTTCTCTATTCCAGCGATCCTTGTTGATTCAAAGTTTAGGGCCCTTTTTCTGACTACCTGACCCCTTGTTATAAGCGTCGCCGGGCAGCCAAAAACATTTAAGTACCGGAAGGTTTTTGTATCCGGGAAGGATGTCCAGTCTACAAGAAATTGGGAATAGATGTCAGCCACACCAACCATGTATGAAATGATGCTGTGTGGCTCTATCGAAGGGAAAAGGGCTACTACCGCCTGAAGGGTAATCTCAATCGTTTGAAAAGCAATAGTGGTCGAGGTGAACAAAATTTCCGTTGCTGATTCAAGTATCTGATTTCCGGAGTAATAATTAACCTTCACCTTGATAGTACCACCGTTTTCCCGGTAAAATGTTATATATTCCTTTGTTGTCGGCGTGGTCACTTTGGATCCGTACTGCAGGTGTAAAGGCCAGCCTTCCGGGAAGAAAGATGTAGCCGGTAACGATGTGAAAGCCTTACACAGGAGAGCAGTAAAGGACCCAATTGAGGTAGAGTCAACGTAAAGAGTAAACTCACTATAAACAGCTTGTGATCCGATTGACATGGATCCTGATAAGTAACATTCAAACAGCTTGCCCAGGTCACGGATGTAAATCCGATCATCAGCATCAGGGTCATACGTTTCTCGTAAGATTGACACACCTCCTTTTTTGACCTCAAATATGATTGACGTCTCTGAAGAAATAATCAGATCCTTGACGCTTGATGTCAAGCTGTATGTGTCTGGCTGCTGTATAACCGTCATAGCCTCATGAACTTGTTAAGTGGTGAATTCTCAGGCAGAAGACGAAAGGAAACTACTGTTTGATTTCTTTCCCGCTTCAGCTCCTCAAGCAGTGTCATGCCATCTTTGAAAAGTAGATCCGAAACAAAGCGTACATCGGCCAGTGATGCTGGCTCTGAAGCACTCATGGTTTGGCTACTACTCGCATAGTTACGAACAACGCCGACCGGTATCAGCCCCAAGGGTAGGCGGCGGATGGCCAGCGACATGGCTAGGTGTGCCGCTGGAGGATAAACGAATTCAAGCAGCTCTTTCTGGGCATCAGTCAACTCAGCGCCCGTCAGCAACACCTGGTAGTCATCCCCAAGCGCCTTTCGGATCCAGCGCCGCTGTGCTTCCTTGATGAAGGGGAGTAGGATAAAATATAGACGACCTGATCGGTCGATGGGGAACTGGGCGTCAAACTCATCAGCATTCTTGATGAACAAGGTGGCAGCCACCTTCCTTTTGTCGCTTTCCATCCATTCAGTGATGGTGTTTGCTTCCAAGTAGGCAATCAACCGGTCAACAGCCTTGTAAAAAGCCTGCAGATGGATTTCATCATCCCGTTTCAGCTGCCACTCCCAGGGCAACTTTTCCGATTCTGGATCCAGCTTAACTTTTCTCCCTGAATCTTCGTGGCTGATGTCGTTTTTCTGATACATCATAAGGGTAGCCAATATGGCAATAGGTAATTGGACGACCGGCACAAGCTTCTTGTACTTATCATCAACACCCTCGTCACTCTTGTATGTGTCATCGGCCTTCTTGACAACTGCAGAGCCGACAATCCTGACCACTTCTTCAGTAGCCAGTTCGATGTCAGTCTTTATTTTATCGAAGTCGTTATTGGCATAGTAATTGCCTGTGATGACCCTAAGTTCCTCGCTGCCTGTGTTGCTCTTGTTGAATATCATATCACATGTTGTTTGTTGCCCGGGTTGAAGCGGTCACGTTTTCTTCTTTGTTGACAATCTTTCTATAAAGACCCATCGACAGGTTCTTATTGGGAAAGTTTACCCTTAGTGCCTCATGGATGGGAGCGAAGATCACGTCTTCACAGATTTGAACATCGGCAGCATAGAAGATCTTCAGGGCATACAGCATCTGACTACCGGAATCACCCTTCCCATCAATGATGATATTCGAAAGAGCAGGATTTAGGCCAAACCCGGAGGTTGTCGAGCTGTCTGCAATCCTTGATATTTGAGCCTGTGCTTCAATGTATTTGTCGATGTTCATCTCGATAGGCTCGACCTTCCATTCGCATTTGATTCCATTGCCATCAACAAAATCAATCGTTTCAAGAAACTTGCCGGCATTGCGCTTGCCGGCAAGCACATTGGCAATGGTCTGGGTTAATTCCTCCCGGAGTGTATCCAATTCCCCCAATATCTTGATGTCATCCCATTCCGGATGAAGCTGGTAGAGAAGATCCTTTTTTTCTTCCCAATACTGTGCTGGTTCGTGCACATGATAGGCGGCTGCAATCATATTGTCCGTCAAGTACTGTATGATGTCCGGGATGTCGTTAGCTCGTTTAACCCATGGAATTGAGCCATAGAAACTTGAAACTGCGTAGAAGTAGCGTGAAAAAGACCGGTATGAGTGGTACTTCATACTGACCTTATTGGCCGTTGGAATCTCCGGGTCGAAGACCGGATAGCGATCAATGTACGACCGCCTCATGTTTTCGAAGTCGCCCACAAAGATGTTCTTGACATCGATTAACCGGTGTCCATCGTTATCAGGCCATTCCAACCGGCAATCATTGGAGTGTTCACAGACCAGTTTTGCAATCCAGGGCTTCCCCAGGCGGCGGCTGCGCCCGGCAAAGTACTTGACAAACACCCCTCGCATATAGTTGAACTCAAGCAGCGCGTCACGAACAAACCCGCGATAATCCCAGGAGTCTAACCATGCCTGAATTTCAACATCATCAGTCCACTCCTTGATGATTTCGTTGTTTTGGAAGCGAGTACGGTAGAGGAACGGCCCCTGCCCGTACTGAAGGCCTGTCTTGCGGTCGATGATGCCAGGACCAAGGTTGTTTTTCTCCAGCAGGTTTCTTACGTTGGCTGGCAGGTTGTTGTCCGATCCAAATGGCACCACTCGGGCATCCCCATATGTCACCGGATCAGTTTCCCAGGATCCAAATTGAGATAGAAATGTGCTGATGGAGCGGCTGTCATACATGCGGTCAGTTGTGATCGCATAAGAACCACCCTTTGCTTCAACAAAGGAAACACCTCCAATTTTTTTTACTTTGCTCATGATCAGTTCAGTTCTAGTTTTTCGCCGTCAAACTCAAGGAGCAGGAGCTGGTAACAGCGACCGTATTCATTCGTGTCAAGGTCGAAATAGTTGAGCATGATGTCTGCATGCTTGTTGTCAGCTTCAGTGCTTTGCTTCCGAAGCCTGGCCTTGCGAACCTCAACCACGCCGTTACTTTTGTGACGGTCGTAGCTGTAGCTCATGAAGGAAAATGAAAAGGGGATGCCCCTTTCGCTCAGATTCCTCATTTTTTCAATAGCCTTGTACAGATCCATTTTAAGATTTTTTTTCTGTTTACATATGCCAGGATCAATCCTATGGCTGCGATAACCAGGAGTGGCAGAATAGGAGGCGTTTTGGTGACAGTTTTGACAGTTTCCTTCGCTTCCTGGTTGATGGCTGTTTCGGTTTTAAGTTCAGCTTCAGTAGACTCGTTTATGTTGCTCTGAACCTCATCGTTTGTATTAAGGCGTCCTATCGTTGTTCCCGTCTTGTCCCTTTTTCTATCGGTTGTTTTACGGGCTGTGAGATGTTGCTTGCCGGTGGAGTCAGGAGCGGAAAAGGTCTCTTCAACAATTGTTTCTTCCAGCAGGTCGCTGGACTCAGACTGTTCCTCATAGGTAATAGTCTTGATGGTGCTGGTTGTCTCTGCCGCCTTGGCAGTGACAGCCAACTGTTCGCGTGTCTCCGTTTCGCTGGAAGTCTTGACCACCGTTCTGGTCGTTTTACAACCAAAGAATAACACTGCAATAATCAGTATGAACCAAACTCTGAAGGCTTTCATGGGTACTTTATTTTGCTGATTTTAAACGCTCATACGCTGTTTTCATTGAGATGTCATATGGCACTCGGCCCCACTTCTTTGCCATCTCTTTGAATTTGGGGCCGTTGTAGATGTAAGCGACTGTTGACCAGCCGTGCCCCCTCAACGCCTTTTCCAGTCTTTTGTCTGTGCTGATGAACTTGCAGACCTGCCAGATCTGCCGGCTAAGGCCCCGCTTAGCATCATCCCACATTTCTCCAACTGACGAATATCCAAGGCGTTTCCAATGCTCACCCATGACCTGCCCCAAGCCAATACTCGTAGACTCCATGGCGGAAGTTGGTTTGATGGAAAAGGCATTGTTGAAGGCAAGCCATTCTTCTCTCTGTCTTTCAACCCCGTTAACGCTCCACTTTCCAGAGGGTGCAAACGGCTCCTTTCGCTTGAAGTAAGCCGGCTCAAACTGAATAATGATCTTGCCGGTAGCTGGATCAAACCCACGGCCACCGGTTTCGACTTCCAGGAAGGCGGCTATCAATTCCGGTTCGTATCCGAATTGCCGGGCGATTAAGTCAATTAGGGCTTTCATTCTTCTTTTCCTTTAAGATGGAATCAGCATTTTTACCCAACTTGGATTCAATTTCTCCCTTCAATTGAAGCCTGAAAATCTTAAGGAATGGCATGTCTGGTTTTACGATCAACATGGAAGCAGACATACTCCACAGTTCACAGGCTGCAGCCAGGACGGCAACCGTCTTCACCCCGATGAATCCACCTGGTTCATGAATTATTCTCTCAATGCAATAGATGCCAACCAGGCTGAAGGAGTAAATGCCAAACTTTTTAAGGGTCTCGCGGAGAGCCCTGGATAGAATAAACTTTTTGGTCTTGATGGCTGCCAGGATTCCCCAAAACAGGTCAGCCAGGATAGCTCCAAATACGACTATAAAACTGACCCATTCAGGCTGGAAGAAAGCTAAAACTGATAATACGACCAGGAGCAGCTGGCCCCAAAGATTACTGATTATTGACTGTGTTTTTTCAAGCACTCCTTCAATCCAAAAAAACATTTTTTCCATGATGTTCTTAAGCCAGGTGATTCTATGATTGTTATGTTCAAATGTAGTTTCCATGCCAAAAATTGAAAAGGACATTACTTTCTACTTGCATTCTTAATCATGCGTTCATACTTCTTAGTCTGTTCATAGCTACCCGTAGGGCCGCTAATTACAGACTCCGCTTTTAAAGGAGTATCTAGTCGAACAAACAGCCGGTTAAGCATTGCGGCGTTTATCTCAAGAAACTTAACTACATCGTCAGATTGGGAGGATACTGATTGGCCTTGACGACCAAATCTGCCGGTTGATTCAGCACTTTCTGAGGTGTAGCCACCGGTTCTTCTTGATCCGCCGGTGAGTTTGGTTTTCTCAAGAATTTGGGTGGTATTGATCAGGTGTATGGTCCCGTCTTTTTGAGCCACATCGAAAACATCTAGAAACTGTCGTACCGCCGGATTTCTCACACCTTCAGCTCTGGTGACAAACTCGTTGGCGTGTACTGGACCAACCTCTTTGTCATCGTCTGGATCCGGATCAGTAAATCCCCCCAAGCGGTACCCGGCTTTGGCTGCCTGTTGTTGCTGCCTAGCAACGGCAATCTGTGATGCTCCGTATGTCACGGCTGCAGCGGCTGCAATAGGCCCAAGTATATAACCAACAAAGGGCACCTCAGACGCGGATTCATAAGCATTCATAGCGGAGACGGCCGTTGAAGCAATGACATTTGCGACGGTCAGAATAAACTGTTTGTCGGCGTACTTCGCCCGTATTTTCTGAATTTCTTTTTCGCGTTGTTCCTCAATCACGGCAGTATCTCTACCGTTGGCCTCGGCAGCATCCAGGAGGCGCTGGTACTTGGTAGTCACCGCCTGTTCCTCGGCTGCCTGGAAGTTGGCTGTAGTCTCAAGGCTGGTTGCTGTAATCGCTCCGACCTCGTTGAACAACTCTTTCGTGCCATCCGCCCTTTTCTTCAGGTACTTTTGGGTAATAGCATCGCGGACTTTCTCGGCTTCCTCATGAGTGAGCGTACCCTTGTCTTCATAGTCCTTCAGAATAGCCAGCTCAGTTTCTTTGGCGGTCACGAGCTCACCAAGCCCATATTTCTCCAGAACAGACTGGCGATCTTTCGCTCCCTTGATGGCGGTGGCTGTCTGCTTATCCTGGATCTGCTTTGTGATGGTCTCAATCTGATCGGCTGAAAGACCATGGATGGCCAGCTTTTGCTTGAGAAAAACCAACTCCAGCGACAACATGGCATCGTTGTAAGCTTCTTCATCAAGTAAACCATCGGTCCTTTTTTGAGCCAATGATGCTTCTTCCTTTTCCTGGGCTTTTTCAAGGCTGTCAAGGGCAATAGCTGCTTCCCTTGTGGATAACTTCTTTAGCTTATCGGAGTGTTCCTTTTCCAGGATTTCCAACGCTGCCAGCTGGTCAACGGTCAGATCTTCCCGTTTGACACCAAAGAGACCGGCTTCACGTAGCCGTTTCTCGTGGTTTTTCTCTTCAGCCATAACAGGATCGGCGTCCTGGATTATCTGTTTGATCTTCTGGTTTTGCTCAATCTGGCGGTCAAGCAACTTCTTATCTATCTCGGCCACCTGGCTCAGCAGATCAGTCTTCATAGCGGGGTCAGTGATGGTCTGAAGTAGGTCGGCCATCTTTTGTTTCCTTGCTCTTTCAAAAGCATCCTGCTGGTCAAGTAGCCGTTGGTTGTAGTCAGCTTCAGACGCAATCGACCCGCGGAGGTATTCTTCCTTGATCGCTTTTAGGGAATTCAAATTGTCAACCTCAATCTGCTTAAGTGCATCTTGGATCTTTTGTTTTTCTGTTTGATTTTCTGAGCCGCCGTTTCCTCCATTGCCTCCAGTTCCACCACCTGACACTCCGGTACCCCCCGAACTACCAGTTCCACCGGATCCGACTGCTTTCTCAACCATCTTCTCAACTTCCCCTATATCTTTTTTGATGCTTGTGACTTTATCCTTTGCCATGTTCAACATCAAATCGATCCCCGTACCGATCCCTTTTTCCTGGTTCATGTCAACACTGTAGGTTGTATCACCAAGCGTGATGTCCGTCTGTGGATTCTCCTTGTTGTACTTGTCCTGGTATTCATCGTACTCTCTTTCAGCATCGAGCAGCTGTTTGTTGAGTTCAAGCAGTTTGTCTTTTGCCGCCTCAAGCCTGGTCTTCTTTGAAAATTCTACTAGGTAGTCCTTCAGAGCGGTGGTGTTGTTTTTAATTAATGTGCCTTCATTAGTCAATTCAGCATGATATCCCGGAACAATTTCCCTTAGTTCATTTAAGGCTTTCTTTCGCTCTTGAAGAGAGTTTTTCTCATTGTTCAAGATTGAAGTGAGCGATTTAATTTTTGCAGCCTGGGTATCATATGAATCATTGGCTTTCTTTTCAACATCAAGCAGCTTGGCCTGTTCAAGAACCTCCTCCTTCCGTTTCTTGCTAAATATCCAAATCAATCCAATCAGAGTTGATAGAGCCGCAATTGCCAGCCCTAATGGATTGGCCTTCATGGCCATGTTCCATAACGTTTGAGCGGCAGCAGCAGCCTTGGTTGCGATGGTCGTTTTTGTAACTGTGGCATTGTGAATGGTTAATGTAACAACCTGTGCCTTTTGTGTTACAATGTCCTTCAGGCGTTGAAGGTTCTGCTTGACCTGTAAGCCAATCCCTTCTTTCATCAGGATGTTGCTTGCAATCAATTTTCCGTTATATGCCAACCAGTAGCCGGTTAAAACCATCAGAGCCTTACCAACTTCAGGCAGCATGGGAATCAAATTCGAGAGGCCACTAAAAAACATAATAACCAGGTTGGTAGCCTGAAGCCAAAGTGGGTTTAGCTCTTCTCCTAGCTTGAGCGAAACTTCCTGGAGTACCTTTTTGGATTTTTCCAGCTTGGCGGCTCCGTTATTATTCTTGATGGCGTACTCCTCAGTGATAGATGTTCCTTCTTTCAGGGATGCGCTGGCAATCTGCTGGGCTTTGTCAATCTTCTCAATACTACCGGCCATCGAGCTGAGCACACCGACGGCGCGAGATCCTTCCAAGCCCATATCTTCAAACAATGGTATCAATGCCTGGAAGCCACCCTTCTCGTTCATTGATCTCAAGACTTGTTTAATGGCAGCGTTGGTGTCAGTATTTAGTAGTTCAGTGAAGGCATTAACCTCAAGACCGGCCAGACGCGCAAATTTAGCCGGGTCGCCCATCAGCTTCTGGATGAAGTTCGAGAAGGCTGTTCCGGCCATTTCAACCTGTTGCATGTCCTGATCGAGTGCGGCACCAAAACCAAGGATGTCGTTGATGGAGATTCCAGCCTGCCTGGATATACCACCAAGACGACCGGCAAAGTTTACCAAGTACCCCTCATTGGCTGTCGAGCTGGCACCTAGTTCGTTGATTGCTGATCCAACAGCAAGCATTTGTTGTTTAAGGTCTGCGTCCTGGAGTTCCCTGGTCGCGTCCTGGTAGACTCCAACCATCTTGCCAATCTGCTGAATAGCATCTTCACCCAGATCCTCACCAAGGGCAACATTGATTTGATTGCCGGCGTCCACAAAGTCAAGAATGTTCTTTTTCCCCTCGATGCCAAGCTTACCAGCATCACGAGCAAGCATGTTGAGCGACTCCCGGCTGGTGCGGGTGTCCATCTTTTTCAAATCATCGTTAAGGCCGACCACTTCATCCCGGGAAAGACCGGTTGTTTTCATCACATCTGAGTAGACATCATCCATATGGGCGACATCAGTTGCCAGCTTCTTGAAAGCAAGAGCAAGACCTGTCACGGATCCGATGGCCACCCCAGCAAGGCCAAGGAGCTTATTGAAGCCGGTGCCCATCCGGCCAAGCGATGAGCCGGTACGGTCAGCTTGCCCTCGGAGTTCCCGTATCCTGGCAGTTACTTCCTCGGATTGTTTTCTGTAACGTTCAAGCAATGGGCTATTGCCCGGAAGATTCTTGATGATTGCATTCAACTCCGATTGACGCTTCTGAAGTTCTTTGATGCTCAGACCCGTCAAACCAATTTTTGAATAGATTTGATCATACTGAGTCTGCAATCGCTTGAGTTCATTGCTTTTTTTTATCCACTCTTCAGTTCCTTCAGGCAGCTTCTTTAGCTCTTTCCTGACTGCCCTCATGTCATCTTCAAGCTTTCTTAATTGTTTTCTGGAGGAATCGTTCCTAATAACGATTTCCAACTCAACACGGTCAATCTTCAAACTCATAGTGGTTTGGTGTTTTGGAGGATTCCTTTTAGCCTGGCAACCTCTTCCTGTGTAAGTTCGTTTGATAATATAGAATAGAGCCTGTTCAGGCTTCCGTATGCATTAGCGGAATACCAGTCGGTATCCTTGCCCTTTTTTACCTGGTTTTCCTTGATACCCCAGAGCAGGGCGTTAGTATTGGTTGACAATGAATTTTTGTGAGAAAGTCGCTTGTGCCGGCGGATCTCAATAAAGCGGCCGTAAATCAAAAAGTTGACTCGGAGACCCCTGTTGCCGCCTTCTTTAAAGACACTAGAGGAGATGGATTCAAGCAGTTCATCAGTTACGCGGATGTTTTTTTCCTCAATGGTCTGATAGAACAGATCAATCAGATATCGACCATGCTGACCAAGCACTTCCTCCTGGAAAAGGAGTTCAATTTCTTTTTGAGAGATGTCTGCCATTTACCTAGATTCTTCAAATCAAAGGTATTTAAAGGGGGTAGGTGTTGAAAGGACATAAAAAAAGTCCTGCAATCTTGCAGGACTTCCTAGTTCAGTATTGAGATGCTGACCTAATTATTATCTTGATTTTTTTTCTCTAAAATAAGGGAATTCACGTCTACCGCATGGAAAGAAAACGGACCCCACGGAAAATACGATGTCTGGTTAATGATGTATTGCCGAATATTTGTAATGCAGATACTTAATCCAGAAATGCTTAGAAGCATGTCTTTTTCATTTTTTTCAAGTTCCTCTATAAATTCAAAAAAGGCAACACTTGAAACAGAAATAGAATAACCTGGCTTAATCTCATTTGGGTCGTCACTACAGTTGATTCTTACATCAGCTAAAATTCTAAAGAATTCTTTGTTGGTGTTTTTCTCAATTTTGTATTCAATATCAACAGGACAGGAGTCTGTTTCTTTAATTGGGTCAAATTCAGCTTTGTCTTCAGAATGAGGTGTCTGAATCTCCACAGAACTCTTTAAAATGGCAAAGCTCTTAAGTACAAGTTCTGATCTTTTTGCTATCATGATACTTTTAGCTCTTTAATAACTGATTTTTCAGAGTCTTTATAGGTGAAATCGACTTTGGACCAATCTTTGCCGGTATTTTGAAATGTACTATTATCCACATTTATTTTAGGCCGACCAATCATATAACCGTGGCATAGCAATACTGTCTCACATAATTCAATTACTTCGCCATTCACTCTTGCGATTTCTTCTTTATCTCTTTCAATATGCCTATCAAGGTTCTCAAAAGAGATGAAAGGAGCCAAGTTGATTGCAAGGGAGAGTTCTACAAGTTTAGAAATTTTATGATCAGATTCTCCGTTAAGTATCTGACTAATATATCCTTTAGAAACTCCTAGCTTCTTTGCAAATTGAGATCTTGTAAGATTATTATTTTTAAGAAAAAAATCTACCTCATTAAAAAGGGAGATTTGTATTCTTGTAAGCCAATATTCTTTTGATTTTAATAATTCTTCCCGTTTCATTGATTTGATTGATTAAGTTGTGAGAAATACTCAATAACTATTGAAGAGAAACGCTTGATATCCTTGTCCTGATTTGTCTTAAATCCACCCATCACAACATAGTACGCATTTTGGTTTACAAATACATATACTCTCAGGTGTTTACTTTTAAATTCGCAACAATGACATGGTGCTCCGGAAAATCGTATAGTATTAAGTAGTTCTTTTGGTAACAAATTGTTTTCTGAGACCATTTGCATTCTGGCAACTATGGCCCTATACTCTGAGTTGTATCTGCAATTGCCACCATTGAGCTCTTTTTCAAATGCATCTAAAAGGCATACGTCATCCACTATCAGTCTGTAAAAGTGTTTAGATCCTTTTACCTCTTCCATTAATTCGACTGCAAAGATACTCATTTGGTTTAGTTCTGACTAAACATGCCTGTATTTTTACGCATTTTAACGTTTTTTAAGGCAAGGTGGCTGTTTACTTGTGAATGGAGTTAAAAATTATGATGCAAATATATCCAATAATCTGTTATTGAATCCAGAAGCAACAAACAATTCTGAAATTTTTCAGCTTTTCAAATAATAGATATTCAACATTCTAATTGTCAATTCTAAAAATCCAACATATGATACGTTCTGTTGCCATATTCTCAAATATTGATAGCAAGTCTTGCTTTATGTGGGCTATTTTTGATTATTTATGGGAGAATTCTAGGCCATTTTTCCGGTTTGTAAAAGTGTAAACCGCTCAAAAATAGCCATATAATGATGTTGAATCCTAGTATTTTGTACGCGCACTTCGAGTTTTGACCGCCCCGCTCTGTCCATCGGTTGCAATTGCAAGGGTCGAGGCAGGGGGGAAATATGACTGCGAGATAACACAAAAGAAACATAGCCCACGCGGGTACGTGGGCTACAATACATAAATACAATGGATTACTTTGGCGACATCGCCGACATTCCACCTGGTTTATTGACCAACTTCATCCATGCTTTACGGCAAAGTAGGTACTTGAAGGCATCCGTGAAGTTTGTTGATTCCTTTGGAAGGCGGTGAACCGGGAGCCCGTCAGCCTTCTTCTGCTTAACCACCATACCGTTCATCCTTGAGCCAGAGGCGATCTTGGCCGCTGTGGTCTCAAGCTGAGATTTAAGGAATGGGCAGTTAACCCTATCAATCAGCAGGTGTGGTAGTGATCTGTTGTTGCCACTCATCAGTTCCATCATGAAATTGTACTCCGTGTTACTTCCGATGTTGCCCTGGCCGATACTCATCAGTTGAACAGACCAGCCTGTTCTTTTGCCTGATCCATCAACTTCAATGGCCCTCTTGATTTGGGTGGCCACATCCTGGCCAATCTTTGCGTAATTGTTGGCTGCCCGGTCATAGTAAAGCTTCAGGGATTTACGGCGGTGGGCTGCAAAGTAGCGGATGAAAGCGTCAGCTATCTCCCTGATGTAAGATGGTGGCAGTGTAAAAAGTTCCTTCACAATCCTGTAGTCGTTTCCCTTCTGTTGTCCAAACACCATCCAAAGCGTGTTGCCAATGTCCAGGCCGGCTTCAATGGGTTGATTGCGGTCTAGGTGTCGCAGGATCCGGCAGTCTGGATCTGTACCAAATGGCAACGACTCAAGATAGTCATTATCATTACCATCTGAGTAAAAATGCCGGTCGGCCAGATTGGAATAAAACCGTGATGCTGCTGATAGTTTAGGGATGATTGACAGGATGTTGGTCAGCACACCTTCAAGACCTACTGCAAATTCCTCATCGAACCAATCAAGGCCAAGGACATCCACATTGACAAAGGAAGATGCAATAATGAAGAAGGATGTTTTCTGCCTTATCTTGTTCCAGCGTTGTTCCCAGCGTTCCATGTTCCGCTTGGCCAGTTCAGTTCTCTTCTTATTTTTCCCATCCAGTGCGATTGCATATTCCTTCTTTGTCTCATTGAATACAAAGCCAACCTGCAGTAGATCAAGGATCATTCGTTTATTATTCTTCTGGGCCATCTTCAGAATCCAATCGTGCTCACCTATTCGATTTGGATCCGGCATGTCTGTTGTGAAGGTCTGGGATCTGTAGAGAGGGGATGAACCATACTTTAGCCTATAGCCACGAACAGCCTTCAGAAGGTTGGCAATACGGACTTCTGGGAAGTATTTGACTTCATCGCCGAAAACAACAACATAGGACCTGCCGGCGCCGATGGCCGGTCTATCAAGTGAGATGAAGGTGATGTTGAACCCGTTGAAGAAGACCATGGTGTTCTTCCACGACGACATGATGTTGTACATCTTTGATCTCCACTCAGCCGGCGGCTCCTTGTTGATTACATAGTGGATGTCTTCTTCCCATCCGTGTAGTCTGAAGCCTTCCTGGAGCGAAGGAATGACGTTTTTATGAAGGTTTGCGTATGTGTCCGACACAAAGGCTGCCGGTGCCCCAGGAAGCTCGAAAACGGCCTCCTGGAGACGCTGAACAACAAAGTCCGTTGTCTTGGATGAAGCGCGCCCAAGGATTGCGTAAAGATCCCGTGGCAACATGATACCGCACACCTGGGCTAGCCAGTTGGAGTAACGTACCTCAACGTCATCCCTTTTCAGGTTCAATCTTGTTTTCCTGGTCATCTAGGAGTTCAATAAAGTCAACGGTTTCAACGCCGGCTTCCTGGCGTATTCTCTTCTTCTCAAGGGCTGATATATCATCCATGGCATCGATACGATCAGCCAGGGCGTTGCGGTCAACCGCCGGCAGACTGATTTGTTTTGGATCCAAAGAGTAAATTTTGATGGGCTTGTTGTAAAGAGCCTCCGGCACTTTTGGAGGCTCTGGAACATCAAGACCTTTAATTTTGTTCGCCTGGACAATCAAATTGCCGTACACCTCCATGTCTTTTGGTGTTTTGGCTGTTCTCATAACCACGGCAGCCGCCGCCAGCAGCTGCTCATAAAGCATATTTCGGTGTGCTTGTTTCTCGATGCCATCTTCCAGGTAAAATAAGTTGATGGCTTCGTCAAACATTTGCCTTGATCGCCGGTATTGAATGTTGTATGGGGGCCGTTGAATGAACGCTATGGCGTTTTCTTTGCCGTATTTGCGGCGCAAATTGTTCAAGAGGTATAATACCTCCAAATAACGCTGTTCTTCGTCATTTAGCTCCAAAATGGATCCGGATTGGATGTAGTCTTGAAGCTTGTCAAAATGGGTTCTTCGAAAATTATATCCCTCCATACACGATTTCATCGATTGCGTTACGGAAATTTTGAGTGTCGCGGAGTTTATCCAGGCGTTGGGCCTGGGTGGCGTTTGACTCAGCAGACTCAATCAGCTTGACCCCTTCCTTTGCCTGGTGATAAAGAATGCCGCGATCGAAGTGATATCTGAGCAGACTATCCTCAAGCATGAAGTAATACATGAATTCTGCCTTCTTCACTAAGAAATACATGGCTATCTTTTCAGCCGAATAACCAACAGCCGCCAGCTTCTCCAGTTGATCCATGTCAATCTTATCCAGCCATGGGGGTGGGGGAACATCGTCCCATTTTGCTGCGTGTAGTGTGATGTCTGACATACTGTTCAATTCAAAAGCCGTTTGATTTCTGAGAGTTCAGCCTGTTTATCCTTGAGCCGGCGTTGTCTTTCTTCCATCAGGTGTGGCTTATCCTGCTTTTTGAGTTCACTTTCAATTCGCCAAATGTTGTGCTCCAGCCTGATTTGCTTTTCAACCAACTCTTTAATGCTCAATTTTCGGAGCACCTTCATCTTGTTCAGGTGCTTGAAAATTGTATGACGACCAAGGACCGTGTGATGTTTCTTGTAATAGTCAAGCTCGTTATAAATGGCCCGATTCTCCAAGTAATTGTCAATCAGCTGCCGGCATGAGTCGGCACAATCTTTGGCCGTTGTGCAATCAGGAAGGCTCTTGTGGATTTCTCGGTACCGATAAAAGGAGGAAAACTTGTCAGTGACCAAGGCCTTAAGTTCAACTGGGCATCCTGGCTCATTCAGAAATGGAAATTCATCCCGGAAAGCGGGAATTTTAGTCTGCCTTGATACAGACGTTTTTTCACTAGAAAGACCGGCCAATCTTGAGAGTTCCTTGACCATCAAACTCAAGCCCTTGGCCGGATCGGTTTTCACGATTCGGACCAAGAACTTGTTTTTTGAGTAGGACTCAAGCAGCTGTACTCCTTCAGCCAATGGGCATCCGGACTCAAGCCACCGATGGATTTGGGTTTTCACTTTTCAAAACGGCTTTTTTCCGGGAATTGGCGGCCGATCCAATCCATGAGGATGGCGCTGTAACCATTTTCTGAGTGGTTGAGGAAGTGTTTTGTCTTGATGAGGTCTCTGAAGGCCTGCTTCTTTTCCTCGGTCGCAAGCTTGGATACCACCCTAAGCGCCCATTTGTCTTTCTTCCAGTCGTGAGTGACAACCGGAGCCTTTGGGTACTGCAGGTTGAAATACAAAGAAGACATGAGTAAACCCTGAGAGTTCATCTCAGGAATGCCTTCAAACACCTCCACCATCTTTTCCTTTAGGAAGAAGACTGGCATGTGAGTGGCAAAATTTCTGATTGGGCACCCATGCTTCTTGAGTAGGTTGATGGTCCTAATCCGATTACGGTTGTAAAGAGTGACAGATCCATCATCAACCAGGTTGCCGGCAACCTTCAAAACCTGAATGTCTTCCAGTGTGGTTGGAGCAACGAAATAGATGTCGTCATTGCTCCAGATGAACCCTTCCGGAATCCTTTCATCAGCCAGAATCTGCTTCATCTTGTCGATGACATCAGCCTGTGGATTGTCACCAATGCAAGTGTGATCGAGGTGAAGGATCTCATCACCAAACCAATCTTCCTTGTCTCCAATAATGACCAGCATGTAGTCATCATGAGCAAAGTTCTTTGCGATTGACCTGATTGCATGTAGAAGTTCCTTTCCCTGAGCCTTTCTTTTCAGGTATGGAATAACAATAGCCACCTTGGGCGTATTTGCTGGTGTTGCTTCTTCAGTTTGGCCGTCAGCATCACTGGATGGCTCCTTGTTGGATGTTTTTACATCGGTGGATTCAGAGGCTGGCTGTTCTACTTCTTCAGTAGTTACATCCGGAGTCTCGTCCGTTTTTTCTTCAGGTGCTTCGGCCTGATCGGGTTGCTGTTCGAAGGGTTTTACCTCGGGTGCTTCAGCCGGCTCTCCATAAGGCTCGTTTTCATTGTCAAATTGGCCAGTAGTGGGCTCAATAGGTTGAGGAGTAGCTTCGGGTTCTTTGGCTTCCTCGTTGAATGCTTTCTTTTTTGTTGCCATAATTCTGAATTGATTAATGATTAGAGAATTAAGGCAGCAATTTGCAATTGCAAAAGCAATGACCAAAGGACAAAAGTGCCCGACTCAGACGAGCCGGGCACTTCTCAAAACCAAACCAATCATTCAACATCAAATACCTTCACCATCGGATCCGGTGGCAGGAAGGCCAAGGGCTGCGTTCACGTCGTTGTTGTCAGTTGCAGGCACCAGGTTCTTGGCGATACGGCCCAAGGCGGCACCGGCAAATTCCTGTGACATGGTAACGGTGTGCTTGTTGGCATCCTTGTTGTCCTGGCCGTTGTCCTGGGTGATGGACATCGGGTTACAGGGTAATCCGGCAATTTTGCAGTCTGTGGATGCATCACAAGACACCTGGATGACTCCAAGTTCCTCGTTGATGTTGTTCTCCATGAACTGGTCGAAAGTCTCGGAATCGCCGGGAAATTCAAAATCGGCGTGGTGGATGAAACCACGGGCATCCTTTTCACCGCTGGTTTGGTGGTAAACATTCTGGGTCGTGTTGGTGGCATAGATGCCGACCGGCTTTTTGCCATCCTTGAAGGCAAAGGCGGACACCCTGACATCACCGGCGGCCCTGGTGAACGTTTCCACATCGGCAAACCTGAAGACCAACAGGTAAGATTTCTTACCTGTCGGTCGCCCGGCGTTGGAGGATGCTTTGGGAACAGAAGCAAATGTGTACATATAGCTCTTTTTTATGGGTTAGACATTCAGGTTAAAGCCCGCCAGAGATCGAACCGGAACCGGATCCAGTTGAGTCAACAGGAGGGATGTAGGCAAACACGGCTTCAGCCATGGCAAATCCGGTACCGGTGCGGAATTCTATGAATACCTTCACGTCGTAGTTCTGAACCTGCATGTACACGCGAGCCTGTGCGGGGTTCTTGGACATCAGGTGCTTCCAGTTTTCTTTGGGAGTGATGAAGAATACACCAGATCCAAGCATGCCCTCAACGGGTTGGAACATGAAGTTGGTGAAGTCGATTTTCATCTGTTCGCCGTCTTCGTTCTTTGTGTACGGATACTTTGCTCGATAAGCTTTACCGTACATGTTCACAACATCAGGATCAGCATACACCAACAGTTTTTTTCTGCGGTAGTTTTTCGATACCTGAGCGACAGCCAAATCAACTTGATCCAGGATGTTGGCCTGAGTCAATGTAACACCATCGAGCAACCAGGCACCAACTTGTTTACCGGCAGCTTTCATATCCTTGAGGATGGTTACATAGCCGTCCATGGAGTCAGCGGCATCGGATCCCGCATCGCCGTCTTTGGTCGGTTTAGCTTCAGCGAACTTGGCGGTTGCAAAAGCTTCTTCCAGGTCTTCCAGCAATTTGGGCATAATCAGCGAATCAACGATGTACTTGACAATCGGCATTTGATCCGGCGTCTTGTTTTCATCGTACATGTAACCGATGTACTGGTCGATGATGTCGGCCGGCTTGATGGGTACATTTACCTTCAGGAAGAAGTTCTTGATTGTGATCGGGGTAAACTCGGTGGTTCCTTTGGGTGTCCAGTAAGGGGTGAACTGTTGCAGCACGGAAGAAATGATTGCCTGGGAGGCTTTCCATTCGGACAGGTCGGTCACAACCGTTGTCATGAACTTCGTACAGGTAAGATCGGTGGTCAACCGGCGGAGGATCTCGATCTTTTCATGGGTGATGTAGTTCCCAAATTCAGCCTGGAGTTGGGAAGTGTCAATGGTTGTGTCAGTGGAATACATCATCGAGCGATCTCCGTTGAAGAAGTTTTCGATGACCTTGTTGTGAAGCATGGTGCGATCAGGCACGAAGGCTACCTTCTTGCCCGCTTTGGGTGCGACAGCAACCTTTTGAGGTTCGTCTTCCTCGGGGGTAACCATCAGGGCATTTACTGTATCCTGAAGGGTTTTTTTGTCTGCCAGGACGGCAGTCAAATCGGTCTGCAGGGATGCCAGTTGTTGCTGCATTGCGGTCAGATCCTCAGCTGGAGGAGTTGTGCCGGCGGCTTCATTTTTGAGCAGTTCAGCCTTAAAGCTTTCGAGAAACTTTTCGCCAAACTTTTCGGTCAGGGTAGCCTCTTGTTCGGCTGTTAGCGCGCTCTTTCCGTCATCACCCTTGTTCAGGGATTTGACACCAAGCGCGGAGAGCACGACGGCCATGACCGATGAGAATTTGATTTTAGCCATAGATTTTGTGATTAAAAATTAAAATATTGGTTTACAATGGATTGCTGACGTAAATGGCGCGCGCGGCTGATAGCAAGTGCTTCATTGCCCACATGATCGATTAAGCCAACTTCTTTGGCTGTGTCGGCGAAAAACATCCTACCGGAAAGAAGCCCTGGAGTTTCTTCCTTAAGTTTGTTTCCCCTGGTTGTCCGGACGGCTTCCTGGAAGATCCTGGCGAGGGGGTCAAGTTCCTCGGATTTGATTTCATCATATTTTCCTTCAAGGGCAAGTTCAAAGGGCCTGTTTTTCCAATCACTCAAGGTTGAGTAGATCTTGTGCTGCTTGGCACCCTCGTTTTCATATTTCTGGGTCCAGTCCATAAAACTCATCATGACACCAATGGATCCGATTTCAGCAGAAATGTTGTTGTTGGCCACAATTTCGTTGCAATGACAGGCAACGTAGTACGCGGCAGATGCACACAAATCAACAGAGGCTACAACCGGTTTGCCCATTGCCTTGATTTGGTTGATGGTGTCAATCATGGGAGCGATAGCATCAACAGCACCGCCACCAGAATCAATCCTGGCAATTACAGATCCAATTTTAGGATGACTGGCGGTCCTTGCCACAGCTTCAGCAATTTCAATCGTGCCATAACTACACATGGTGCCATATTTGAGCATGGTACCATTGAGGTCAAACATGAGGATGCTGTTTTCTGGAAGGTCATCAATGTTTTCAATTTGGCAGAAGCCGGAACCGTCATCGTTTCCTAGGAAGTCAAGCATGAGCGGCTTCTGTTCAGAAAGCAACTTGACATCACCATTTGATTGCTGCCCGGAGAGCAGCTGATCAACGATAATTCGATGTGATTCAACGGTTCTGGGCAGGATAGCCCATTTGCCTTTGACAATTGAAAACAAAAGAGGAGAGTAGTTCATCACATTGTTCGTTAACGACAATGCAATGCTACTATTAATAGAGGTATGCCTAAAGGACTACGAAAGCAGGTTCTTAGCCGGTTCAGCTGACCGTCTTTCTGATACAAGTGTGTGTTTGACTGGTGATCCTGAAGATGAATGTGTGAACACAACCGGATTTTCAGATGTTCCAACAACCTTCACGTCGCCGGATGCATATGTCAACCTGATCAGCACGTCATTCCCGGTCAGAGATCGGATTGCGGCATCAAGATCTTGGTCAGACCCAAACACTTCAATGACCAGCTGCTGTTCAACAAAGCCACCTGTGGTCGGTTCATTCTCCTGGAAGTCAATGGACGAAAACTTGATTGGAAGCCACTGGGCACCAATCACTATTATGAAATGTCCAGGATAATCGCGAATGATTGCCTCGGACGTGAATAGGTAATCAACACCTACAATCCTGTTTCTTTTTGAGTTGTTCCCGGACGCTTTAATCATGATTGAAAAAATATAATGGTTAAACGGATAAAAAAACCTGTTTTAGCTGAAAAATAATTCAGTAAATATGCAACTATCTATACCATAGCGCTTTTAATCTCATTTGCAATGCTTGCCTTGAATTTTTCACGGTTACGATAGTCAATTTTCTTGATCTGATCGAAGTTTATGGCGTTGTTTTTCATGCCATACTCATGCAAAAACCCCTCAATGATGTCTTTCTGCTTGAATTTCTTCTCGTATCCTATGCTGAAAAAATCACGTACCCGGCGCCTAAACTCTGCTTCAAGGAAGTTCTTGATCATTGCCTCCTTCCAAACAGGTACATAGATGAAGCTGTTTTCAAGCACATAGTAGTTGTCTTCAGTGATTGGCAATATCAGCCTGCATGGATTCTCCATTTCTCGCGGCTTAACTGGCTTCTTGCTTGTGGACCACATCGAGTTGATGTAACGGCCCAAGTCCTGCTTCATTGATAGCAGGATTGATCCGTCAACGTCAGTCTTGAATTCGTGCAACAAAAAATCCTGCAGGTGTTTCTTCAGGTCGATAACGATTGATTGTTTTTCCATGTTGAAGGGGTGTTTTGACACTAAAGTTACAAATTACCATTCAGATAATCAATTAGATAATACAAAACTTGTAAACATTTTTGAGATAAGAAAGCACCAAACAATAACGACCTGGGTAAAAACTGTACGAAAACTGTACTTTGGAACGGTTTTCTTGTAGACAAAAACCCAATTGGTTGATAATCAGCAGATAAAATTCAAAATTTAACGTACCTTTTTCGTACCTTTTTCATTAATTTTCAAGAATCCCGTACGAAATCGTGCAGAAAGCAAAATCGTACAGGTGGAACGAAATCGTGCAAAAATCGTACGGAGGATAAATCTTTGATAAACAATCAGATAAATAGTGTTTTTTCGACCTCCGTACGAAAGTACAGTTTCTTTTCTTTTTTTATGGGTAGTCGTTTTTACAAAAGAAAAAATATAAAAAAAAGAGTATTATATATGTGTCCATCAGTTGATTGAGGCTATATCGGCCGTTAACGACCCCTGGCCGCCTTTGTTCCCGCCGCCCTTTTCCCCATGTTTGTTGTACCAAAATTTGTACAATTGCACCGCAAAAGGGGGTAGGGGAAAAAACGTGATTAATCGATACACCTACCGGCAGAAAACAACAGAGCCACGCCGGATTGGTGGCGTGGCTCATTGGTGGAGTGGTTATGACCAGAACTCACAAAAACAATACATGGCCACATCTGTAGCAGAAGCCGCACGCACATGCCTCTACTGGGCCTTTAATGTTCATTGTCTTACAGTTTACGCATTCAACTACATCATTACGGTCATAGCTTATTCCTGGAGCCAATCCAGTAAATTCCCAAAATCCCAACGCACCCTTGCACAGTATTGGTTTGTCGAATTTGACCGGGTTTGCCAGTACCCAGTTGTATATTTTCTTCCCATATAGAGGAAAGTAACCAAATTCAAAATCATTTACAACTTCTGTTTTTTCAGCCCAAATAGACGGGCGATTGATAACACAGTCCACGATTTCAACGCTGCCGATGATGGCGCCATTTGGCCCATTAAGTGCATCCAATTTGCCAGCTGAAAAAACAGTTGCGTATTGCAAAGGAGTCAATGCCCTGCATGGAGGTCCCGGAACAGGTTTAGCTGATGCATGTACTAAGACTCTTTTACCGATGTACTTTTTCGGACAAGGCCAGGTCCTATTCTCGATAGGTTTGATACCCTCGACAATCAACGACGCCCAGGGCTGTTTGTAGGAAAGTGCTTTCATTTTCTTGCAGTTATTTAAGTTGATTGATTAATCGGTACAAAACCCAGCCTGACAGCCGGAGCCGGTTCCGAAAAAGAAGTCAAGTTGCAGGCCCATTCTTTCAATTTGAGCGAATGACTGCTTGTCCTTGAAAGTATAGCTCTTGTCATGCCATCTACGGTATAGGATGCTTAAATCCTCCTGGATCTTCGCCCATTGCATGACTGCGTTGTCAGTGTCGAAGTTTTTACGGAGCTGCTGTGGTTGCTTCCAGAAACAAAAGAGGCAGTTGGAGTCTTCAGGGAAGTCTATGACACCTTTTTGTTTCCAGTAGTTTGCAATGCGGTCGTGAGAGATACGGTCCCTGATCAGCGGAAACTCACCCACTCGCCAATCAATGGTTTTCCATCGATTGATCCAGGTTACAGACCGTTCACGGAACTCGCAGGTGTCAGCATACTTGAATGTTGAGTTGAAGCCGTTAGCACGCTCCATTTCATCCCATCTGTAACCGATTCGCATCTTCACCGGCAGCTCGTAATTCATGAACAGATATTCAAATATTGGCTTCATCTTTAGCTCGGTAGTACAGAAGCGCTTGGCCATATTTGGAATAGCCTTTCTCATGTTCATCATCTGCTCCCATCCAGCACCACGCACCCAAATTATTTCACGGCCGATCATCTGTTCAAGGTCGAACATAACCCGGAGAATCTTCGGATCTTCGCTGGTAGCCACAAATTCGGGCATTTCTGGGCAGTACCGTTGCAGCTTGTCATTGGCCTTTTGCTTTATTGCCTTGTCGATGTTTTTGCCAGCGTTATGACAGTCGATGCAGCATAGGGCAAATATCTCCACGTCTGCCGGGTAGTGTACGGCAATGTAGGAGGATGTTTTGCCTCCAGAAAGGCTGTTGACGGTTACCATGCCCTTATTTTGTTAAGTCTTTTCTCATCATTTCAAACCGTGAATCTTCATTCACGGAGCTTTCTATTGTTTCGTAGCCCATCCGCTGATACCAGCCTTTCATCCAGGAGTTGGAATCAATCCACAAGCTGATTCTGTTGCATTTGAACACTTTTTTTGCAATTTGCTCTGCTTTCATCAAAATAACGGTACCGCAACCTGCACGGCGTAGTGCTGGTATAACATTCAACATGTCAATGAATGCCCCTTCTGATGGTTCTCCATCAATCGTTTCAGTTGATACCCGTACCACAGAAATGCCATCTTTGTGCATCATGACAACAGATGTTTGTGGGTCATCTTCAATTATGTGGCAGATGTGGTTCTGGCCGATTATAGCCTGTATTTGTTCGAGTGTGTTCATATATCGGTTTTTTCAGCCTCTTTAAGCCTGGCTGGGGCTGATTGTATTTAACTGGCTATATTCAGTCAGCACGCCATCGTATATTTTGTACATCAACTCAGGTTCTTGTGGTATTGGCATAAAAACAAATACCTTTTTTCCTGCCCCCTTCATCCATCCGGCCTCCGTATTTGCGCTACGGCCACATGGCAATACCATCACACAACAGTCAGCCCATTTCATTGCATCAAAGTCAGATTTGAATCCTTGTTCAGCAACTGGATGATTGAGGTATTTTACGTATTCGCTCGGAGACCACGACTCCCAATCTGGGTCAATATCACTCCAATGGAACCCAGTGCCTCCGTTCCCCTGTGGGTTTTTGAAGTCGTATACTTCATGCCCCAATTCTCTGAGACTCTTGATTACTTCTTGCTGGTATTCATTACGCCAGCTACTTGCTACGTATATTTTCATATTGTTTGTCTTTTGCCTTTACAAAGCCTGGCTGGGGCGGTTATTTGGTGTAAGGGTTGTTGTTATTGATGACCTTTATACTTCAGTCTGTCGCCCTGACGGCTCCTTTTGTACTCTCTTCGTTGTGCTCGAGACATTTTTCCAAGAATGTACTTTTCAGTATTCTCTCGAATTTCTTTTTCTCGCTCTGGTGATAATTGCTGTTGTTCCATGGCTAGTGATTTGTTTGTTTTTGAATATTCCACCGGAGGCCGGATAACACTCCGGTGGAAGGTTCTTAGGTTGTTATCATTAATCGGTGTTGTAACTAATAATCATCGTAGGCAATCCAGATCCATTTTAGAGATCTGAAGCATCCGGCAATTGTGTGCCCTATTATAGAATCAATTTGAGTCAGGATGAATCTAACATCCACTACAACATAGTTTCCATTCATGACCTTTATGCTGCCTAGTTTTTGCATTGTTTCTGTGTGCTTTTGATTTCAAGGAACATCTTGATAAATTCGCTTTGCAGCCAGGTCATTTTTGGTGATTTGATCTGGTGGCCACCGATCCGGTCTTTGCTGTTGACTTCAGTTATCGTTTTTACGATGCTTTCAACATCCTCTTCGAGCTCATGCAGCTTGCTTTCTGCCATCAGGCGCCGGCCGTACTGGTACACGAAGGCAATGCCAATAATGATGACCGATGCTGCGTAAATCTTTTCAATAATCATGGTCTGTAGGTTTAAGGGTTAAAAATCGTGTTTGTAGAATACCTGGCAAATAAACTCATACTCGGCCGGCAGCCGCTTGACACCGACAATCACGGCCAGGCCTTTGGCTGCCATTTCATAGAGGCGCTGTGTGGTTATCACAGACTTGCGAAAATCGTAGGTGTCAGCCATGACGAAATAGGCAGAATTGAGGTCGTAATCATAGGGGGTGGATTGGATTATTTTGCCGGCATCGCTCGTTGTCCTGGCAAAACCAAACTCAACGGCCATCTTTGCGATTACTTTGCGCCTGGCGTCCAGGTCCTGGTCAACTACGACCATGATTTTATTCTCCTTTTTCATCTTCATCTGGTTTGTTCAGTTTGATTCTGAGTGGTTCTGCCGGTACGGTGCGCCGGATCCGGTTGAAATCCTCTGAAAACTCCAGGTCCATGCCTTCCTGGATGGCCATACATGCCACTTTAACGAAGACCGGTCTTGATTCCTGGTCAACTTCAACCAGGCTGAACCATCTGCCTGGAAGCAGCTTTAGTAAGATTGTGTAGACCTTATGCGTAAAGAGGTCAAAGCGCTGGGGATCCTTTTCCCTGATTGATAGGATTTCGTCAAAGGATCTGAGTCGGTGAACGCTGAGGTTTTCCATCTTTCCGATGTTTAGAATTTCAGTTTATTGCTATCATCGTGTGAGGAGTCATCCCTATTATCAAGCGAGGGTTCATCCATCCATTTATCATTCGCAACGGTGAAGTATTCAACGCCTCCGGATTTATCGTCGATGTCCGGCCGGCCGTCGGAATCAAAGTAGATGGGCTTGCCGGTGATCCGGTCAAAGCGTTGCGGATTGAAAGTGTATCCTTTCCATTTGCAGTACTTGACAATCTTCTTTTTGAACTCGGTAGCAGTGATATATTTCCGTTGCTGAGGGGCATACTCGAAGAATTTGTCAGTAAGATCTTTCCGGGCCAACCGGGTGTTGATGTGCTCATCGTCTGAGAAGTATTCATCAGCCCAGGAGATAAAGTCCTCGGTAATCTCTTGACGTAGCTTGCGCTGCTCCAAACGTTCACCAGGAGCCTCGATTACGCCGTAACGGAGATACAGCTGGATGCACATGGCCAGCATGTTCCAGGTGAGGTTCCATTGATCAAAATCCCAATCAGAAAAGAACCGGAGCCCGAAGTCATCAATAGGCTTGTGCTGGCTGTTGTAGTAGTCACAGAAGGCAATCAACCATTGGCGGTCTTTGTGAGAGTCGTCTGATCCCTTCAGGGCGTGATTGGTTGTAAGGTAGATTTTTGGAGAGGATTGGAAGGGGATGGTGATACGTCGACCACCCTTGTAGTTTACCGTCCAGTCACCGGTAATCACAAAGAACAGATCCTCAAAAACAAACCCTTGGCGTACGTCATCGATGAAAACAATACGAGTGGATTCGTCTACATCGTTCCAGAGGAAGTTGTCCGTGTCCATGTCGCGCTTTTTGCCGTTAATGGAGGCAGTCCTGAGCACGCTCTTCAGCAGCTCACCAATAAGCGACTTGCCAGTACGTCCGTTGCTGTCGCCTACCATTGATTGTTTGCCATCCATGGCGATCACAGCCTTTGCCACAGATGGATCTTTGTACTCCATTAACATGAAGCCAAGGGCGCAAAGCTTGGATAGGAAATGCACCACATTCTCGTATGATTCTTCATCGGAAATGGTTACAGACTCGTCTCCATCTGCAATCATGCTTTCCTTCCTCCAGGTAAAACGGCTCGTGTTTTCCAGAAATTTGAGGAAGTGACACTTCTGACCTTCAGGTGTAATTGAATAGGAAAAAGTACCATCCTCGCTCCTTGAAACCTGGAGGAGGTCGGGCAATTTTTTGGCCGGGAAATCCTTTTTCTGATCCGCCCAAATGTGGTGTCTGACTTGGGTGTAATCTGACTCCTGTATGCCTTCAGTTGTGACCTTCCAGCAGTTGTCACGAAAGTAGAAATACTGCAGATCTCTGGCCGGGGTGATAAACGAAGGAGTGATGAATTTGAGCAGCCTGAGTTTGTCAGGGCCCACGTACTGAGAAACACCCTTTGAGATCATTTCATTGACTGCTTCGTTACAATTGGCCTCGGTGAATTCGAAAAGGTAGTCTCTAGCCTCTGAAGAATCGATTAGTTTAACAGTCGGGTTGCTAAGGTGAATGAAAGCTTCCTTTCCATCCAGGAGCCGGTACCGGCCAAAGCCCCTGTTTTCAAGGAAATGCCGGCAACGGACATAACGAAATTCATAATCGATGTAAGGAGTGTTGTCACGCCTTGTTTTGTGAACCTCACTCCAATACTGTTCATCTGATTCTATTGGCTGAGCGCTCTGCAGTTCTCCTTTCTCGTCGAATTTCCACTTGTGTTTCCCGATTTTGAATTCCGGAAGGTCCTTCAAGGCCGGGTAGTGGGCAACCGCAAATTTACGGGCGCTGTTCAGCGACCAATATTCCTCCAGCTTCTGGTCGGAAATGCTGGTAATCTTGTACAGTTGCAGGTATTTGCCCTTGTTGTCTTTCTCATTGATCAGGTGATCGATGTCTGCCTTCAGTGCATCTTCATTGCCGGAAAGGGTGTTGGCCAGAAGGTCATCAACGCCTTTGTCTTCAGCCTCATTCCGGAGTACATGGCCGAAATAGATTTCCACGTAGATTTCCCGGTTGGTCAATGTCCGCATGTACTCCTTGTAATTTTTGACAGCATAGAAGAAGTTGCGCGGCCGGCGGTCGACAGGATCGTTTATCTTGATGGTGTGGCTCAAGTCGTTCCAGTCTGAGTCCAGGAGAAAGCAAACCTCTTTGACCTGGCAATCTCTAATGATTCTAATCAGATCTTCAGGTAGGGCGCCATTCATGGCAATGTTCTGGATGCCGGAGATTCCAACAGATATTATGCCGTGTTTACAGGCTTTTTCAGCCTTCTTTTCGCCCTCCTGGATAAACAGTCGCTCGATCTGTTGTTTAGCCTTGTAGGCCTCCCTGACGCGTGCAGGGATATAAACTGGCGTTCCGGATCCATACGGGCTTTTATACTTTGTCGGCCGGCCGTCTTTGTCCAGATGTTCTCCCGGATATTGCCACCGTACCCGAAAATACTCCTTCTTCTTGATAACGTTGTTTCGTCGGTCCTTCACGTCATACATCACCGGTAGGCCATCCAGGTCGAAGTAGGCAATGATGACATCATCACCGTCAATGATTTCTCCACGGTCGTCAATCGAGCCGGGTCTGAAGGTTCGCATCTGGAAGATGCTCTTGGATTCATCGTTTTTGAAGATTGTGGCCATCACATCATCCGGAGTCAATCCGGATTCAGTCAGCATCTTTGTACAAAAAGAGTCGGAGAGGGGTGCTTTACCTTTCTTTTGTTTGAGCGGTGCCTTCTTAGCGACTTTCACAGGTTTGGGATCGTCCAGGAATATACTGCAACTTTCAGCCAGGATTTTGATGGCATCCGGGAAAGACTTTTGTTGCCCCTTCATTAAGTAGTCCAAGGGTGTTTTGCCTGTCAGCTGATTGCACTTAAAGCACTTGAAAACACCGCCATCTTTGTTTGGATTGATGCTTAGGCCTCTTTCCTCTCCACACAGGGGGCATTTACCCACCCAGGAGGCTCCTGACCGCTGTAGGGGTGTGAAGTCCTGAATGATCTCGAGCAGCTTTGTCTCTGAGGCTCTTAATACGCGTTCCTTATCTTGATCGGATATGTACATGGCTTAGTCGTTGAAGGGTATCTTAAGTTGCCTGGCGTGGAATAGATCCAGGCTTGAACAGTTCACTTGATGGCAGAATGACCACAATTCTCGGTCGGTTGGTGATTTATCCCCTCGAAGGAGTTGGCCGAATCGCCGCTGCCGGATGCCGGTGGCCAGGTAGAACTTCCTGTCCGGTTTAAAGAGTTCAGGGCGACCGATTCTTTCCTCCAGGATACGGTAGAAAAGGCTTTCATTCATCGATCAATTCATTGAGGCATGACTTAATGTCTCTTTTAAGTTCGTCCTGGTTACAGCTAGGCTTCAATTGGATATTAACGCCGCCTTCTTTTTCGCTGTAGCGCTGAAGTGATCGGACGTATTCTATTGATGGGGCATCGTTAAGGGAGGCAATAAAAACCGGCTGTTCAATTGGATTGAAATTGGTAATGATGTTGACTGTGCCCAACTTTGGTCTTGAAATAAAACACTTCTTTAATCCGTGTATGACCGTCACGTATGGGGCAGTATAAATAATCTCGTTCATCTAGTTTGGGAGTTTGGTTGGTTCGGTTTTCTGGTGAAGCTTGAATTCTTCGATGATTTCGTTCAATTCATCGAGAAATTCCTGGGAGCATCCGTTTCTGACACAGGTGTCGAAATACTTTTCCAATGCCGGAACGGCACAAACATCCTGTCCACGGAGGGCAAACACGGGTTCGTCATCATTCAGACAGCGCTGAACGATTCTAGCTTGATCTTTTCTCATAATATTGATGTTGATTCTGTAATTTTCTATGGTTCTGACAATTAGGAATAGCTTCAGGTAATTTTCGTAGATTTTCTGGACTTGTTCGTCCTCAGCCTTGATTTGCTTTAGATTGCCGGCTTTCTTAGAAGCCCAGATTGCCCTGGTCAACAGGTTGATGTCAGCCCTAAGGCTGTCAAGGCGCTCTTGGATCTGGCATCTACACCCATACTGGTAGAGGGCCAGGATGCCTAACAGGATGATGGTGATTGAAAAGAAAGCTTCCATTTCAGTCATTTTCAAACATCTTGTTTTTGGCGGCAAAGGCGATGAATTCGCTTAGGGAATGTAATCCTAGGCGTTCAAGGGCGTTCCTCTTGTGCTTTCTTACAGTGAACACGGAAATGAACAGCGTGTCGGCAATTGCATCCTCCGGAACGGAATGAAAGTAGAGTTTCATGACTTGTAGCTCTCGTTCCGAAAGCTTACTGTTGAAGCTGGGTGAACACACAACGCCGCACAACTTACACTCACCGCGGAGAGGGCAGGGCACATATTCAAAGCGGAAGCAGCCATGAGCATCAACATCGGTACGGGAGTCGTACACATTGAAATTACACCTGATGAAACGGTGCACAATAAGGTATTCAAAATATCCCCTGTTGGCCTTACTCTTCTCATAGTGCTTTGCCAGGGATGAGAATGCTTCCGGATAAAACTCACCAATCTTTTCGAGCATCGCCTGGGTGAACTCTCTATCAGCCACTTCATATACCTTGAGCGGATGATCGTTGCTTGACAGCATTACGTCTCCACTAGGAGTTCCGTAGAACTCGTAATCAGATAATTTCATCATGCTCTTTGGGTTGTTGATTAAGCCAGCTCTTTAAGAAGTTTCTGAGGCCTAGAACTCTTGAAAGGATAAACAGTTCGGCGCCGGTGCCGAAAAAATACCGTGAACCTTCATGCATAAATGCGTAGACTCTGAATCCATCTTCATCTTCAGTTTTTTCCAGGCTCCATAAATCTTCTCCTTCTGGAGTAATAAGACCTTCACGAAAATCGGATTCTTTGCTTAATCCTCTGGAAATTATATCCTCAAAGTCTTTCAATTCATCAAGTGAAAACAAACTGTCCCTGACTGATGTAAAAAGGATATCAAATGCCGGTTGTCGGTTTTGATCACGGTCATGAATTAAAATAGGTTCCTTAGGAAACAGTGTTCTTGCTGGAATTCCTGTAATTTCGGCAATTCTCTGTTGCTTCAGTTTGTCAGGAATAACATCGCCGGATAACCATCGGAAGACAGTACTCACAGTCACTCCGCATTCTTTACTGAGTTTTTTTCTAAACTCCCTCTTTGGATCAGAACCCTTAGGCAGTTTGTTGTAATAATCCTTCAGTGCCATTTTTTCTTTTTTTGAGTTGATTAGTAATAACTTAAGATGCGATTGTTTATATTCGTCATGCTATTAACCAGTAGCACGATGCAAATATAAGTCAAATAATGACTTGTGCAACAAAAATAAGTCGAAAAATGATTGATAAATGTCGGAATATGACTAAGTGGCTGAAAAACAATTGAGTATAATTAAATATTATGGAAAACATACTCGAAAATATCAGAAAGATTAGAGAATCAAAAGGTTACAGCCAGGAGGCTATAGCTGACCAACTGAAAATGACCCAGTCTAAATACGCAAGATTCGAAAGGGGGGCGACAAAAACTGACTTGGAAACGCTAAGTCAAGTCGCGAATATCTTCGAAATGAGTCTAGTTGATTTAATTGCATACCCGGAGAAAATGGTAAAAGCAACTAGCCTTTCTGGTGAAGAATCATCAGAGGTAAGGGCTATTCTTCAAATTGAATTGAAGAAGGAGCGCAAAGAGCAAGTTTTAAAGCTTGTTTTTGGTGAAAACAACCTAGAGATCCTTAACAGATAGTCCTGAAGTAATTCAAATGAGAACGCTAAAAATCAACCTAATACCGTACAAGTTGAGGACCAAAGAAGGAGTAATTCGATTGAGTCCAAGCTTTAGAAGTATTAGTACGGATGCAAAAGAGTTAGGTGTAAAACTACTCAAGGTAGACTTCCCTGATGAGGAAACATTAATCATACACTCTGGATTTGTTGATGTACCACACATTCTTCGGTCAATAATATATGCTCATGCTGATTTTTATGGTTGTAAGAATATTCTTGAGGCTAGTGAATTTCTAGCATTAATAGAGAAAGATAATTCGCAACCGAAAAAAACAAACGGATTGAGTAACTGA